ACCTAAATTTTGACCACCATCTAGTAGAGAAATTTCCGTACCTTTACCGCCTTCTCTACGAGGAATCCAGAAATCCTCCAACATTGATTGGTGATTTCTTTCATCTTTAATTTCACCCGATCTACTATCATAGGTAATTTTATTTCTATATTTGTTCATCAAACTAGAAATATATTGTTCAGCTTTTTGCTTAGGAAGATTGCCTACATCTACATAAAACACTCTTCTTTCCGGTGCTCTTGATATTCTATAGATGACAACAGCATCCTCTATTTGACGCAACATATTAATTGGTCTTATTGCTTTTTGTAGATATCCTACAACACGCTTAGATGCACTATCGACCATACCTGAAGGAACATAGCAAACAGAGTCTAATGCTATTTTAAGACCACCCACGGTTGTAGGCATTATTGAGTCTTTTTCTAGATCAGTATAAACATAAAACTCTTCCATTTTTTTCACTAATGCAATATTTACACCATTAACATTTTTTGTTTCTTTTTCTATTTTTCTGATTTTTTGTATTTTAGTTGGATCAATTGGTCTTAATTCTTGAATACCTTTTTCTGGATATTCTGTATCAATTATTATGTGAAAGAAAAGTTTAGAATCAATATACCATCTTCTAAAAATATCATCTGCTTTATTAGAAAAGTTTAAAAGTTTTTTAATTTCTTTAAATTCTTGATTTATTTTATGTTTGATGTTATCTGAAACAGTTTCAACATAATCCAAATCTAATTTAATACAGTCTTGATCGTCATCAAATACAATAGAATCGTTTACAATATCTTGTATTGCTCTATCTACTTCAGGATACAACGCCATAGACCTATACTGTTGTATCTGCGTATTTTCTTGTATTAATGCGCCACCAAAATCAAAGTAACTACTATAAAACCCACCTTCAACTATGTAAGTTCCATCATAGTCATCTGGTGAAGTAAAGGAGGGCTGGGACTTTGGTTGTTCCAGCCCTCCTTGCAACGGTTCATTTGTGCTTATTTCGGTTTTTTCTTTTTTACCTATAGAAAACCCGAAGATATCTTTTAATCCCATAATATAAAATTCTCCTAGTTAAGTGTCGTTATAGCGAATTATAAACCACCCTGTGTATACTGCCAGAAATCGTAAGCCAATGTAACTGTAAACTCTGAGAATGTATCTGTCAAGTCATATGACAAATCAATCGGTGAAAGATCTATTGGGAAGCAATTTCTCAACAGTATTGATTGAGCGTGTCCAGTTTGACCCTCACTTGGAGAATCGCTGTGCCCGGCAGAATATGTTTGCGAAGGGTTATCAACATATAACACTTGCCAATCTGAAGTTAAATCATAGTTAATTGTGTGAACTTCTCTATGATTCATTCGATTAATCCATTGTTCAAACATTGCTCTAAGATCATGATTAGGCATGCTTGAATCATAGATTTGAATGGACCAATCTTGATATGTTCTTTCTCCTGAGAATTTAACTACTCTTCCCTGCCAAGCAACAGGTATTAAACCTATGCTTGAACCGGGTAATTGTGTTGCCTTGCAATATACTTCAAATGGAATACTAGAACTTTGCGAAGGACTTGGTGGTCCTCCACCAGTGCTAGCAGATGCAAGTGCTGATTGTGGAAATGTTCCCACAATTCTAAAGCGATTTGGTCTAGTTCCATTGAATGATGTTCTAAACTCTGATAAATTTCTTGTTGCCATATTTTTTCCTCTTAAATATTTATACTGTTATAATTTAAAAATTTAACTATTTTTTATAATGGTTGATTTAAATTTTTATTAGTAAATGTCAATCTGACATAGTTAATGGCAGTAATTGGTTTTACTAACACATCAGCAACAAATATTCTTTGTTGAATTAAATCAGGAGTGTTGTTTGAACTATCGCAAATTACTTTAAAATCTTCAATGCCTCTTTGAGCCTTGATTGTATTTAATGTAGTTTCTGCTGTAAGTTTAAATCTTTCTCTTGTAAACTCATCATTTTGTTCGAATAGTATTGCTCTTGCTACAGGAGACAATAGTTTTCTTAGAGAGATAAACAATCTAGAAACATTTATTCTAGAAAGTGTGCTTGTATCTCCATTTGGATCTCCGGTCTTGTCTCCGAAAAGAACTGTTCCTTCTCCGGGGAAAGTTACAATTGGATTATATCCAACATCATACATTACATCTTGTTGTGCTTCGGTTGGGTTCTTTTCTAAACGAACAACACTCAATATTCTTCCGCGTGTTCTACCGGCAGGAGAGAACCAAGGATAGAAATCTCTGTCTGTTCTTGCCAAACAACCTGCAACATCGGGAGACAGATTTGTTGTTATTAAATTACCAGAGGAATCAAAGTGTAATTTGTTTCCCCATGTGTGAATGAAAAATTGACTATTACCGATTGAGGGTGCTGTTGTTGGTGGATTTGCGCTATCGTCACAAATTACTCCAATGGCACCAAAATCAGTTTGAGTTTTTGCTTCAATTACGGCTACAACATCATTTTCTGCTGTTGCTCCGGTTGTTCCCATAAACATTACATCAAAATCTATTTCATTTGGAATTAGTGATGTATATGGATTTATTGTGTTCTGAACAGATCCGGTTGCGCCTACATAGCACACGGAACCATATTGCAAGAAGTTATGAACAGCCCACCACTCACCCTTCCATGCAGGATTTAGTGCACCTGTTGTGTTACTTGCAGCAATATATGCAGCTGCAGAAGCACCAATATTTGCTTGTAATGTTCCTCCAGTGATACCGTTTGCAATCAATTCCTTTTCCGTGAATGTTCTTAAACGAGCATACCAATCGTTTACGTTTTCGGCGAGCAACCATCCTTGCTCTTTTTCTGCGGTTGCGCCCATTTTTAGTACTAAACCATTGCGAGAAACCATAGCTCCTACAGCAGGTCCAGCAATTTCTTGAAACGGCGATGATAAGGATTCATCTACTATTCTTATTGTAACATTTGGTCTTGCCATTATCTTCTCCTTTTAATGAATAATCGTAATGTTCAAAAATATATATTATTTTTGCTATTTTCATTCTTAAAACCACATTGACATGTCAATTGGAGGTTCGTAGACCACTTTTGTTACAGGTTTGTCGTTTATTAACCAGTAATCCTCTCCTACTTTTTCTGATTTTTCTGCCTCTTTTGTCCCATCATCAAAAAAACCAAATGGTAAAATATCAGATTCTATTTTTTCTATTTCTTGTTTGTACATATCTAAACGAATGTCTAAGTCTGTTAAATTTTTGAAAAAATCTTGTCTAGTTGCCCAAGCAAAGAAAACCAAACACATTACTAAATCATCATTGTGACCATCATCCGCTTCAAAACTATTTCTTTTAGCAATAAAGGTAGTTAATTCGTCAATTATGTCTATATCTTCAATTAATAATTTATCCTGTTCGATTAAATTTTTTAAAACAGAACAACCTATCTTTTTTACAACGGTTGTTGTTCTCAATCCCATTTGCTGATTACGAGTACCAAACTCAGTCAAAACTTGACCTTTTCTGCCTAATGAGTTTACTTTTATAAGATTTTCATATTCCAAATCTCTATGTAAAATATCTGCCACCTGACCACCTATGTCATTAATTTCCACCAAGCAATAGGCATCATTATATTTTTTGCCTATTGATCGTGCAATTGAAGGTAAAACCAAAGGAGAAACTATGTTGTTTCTATACTTTGCTACTATTTTATATGGAGTTTGGGTAACATCTATTACCACAATTGTACTATAATCTTTACCCTGTCCACGCGAAGTATCAATTGTCATAAAGTAAACATGATCTTTTTTTATATCTGTTTCTTCTGAGTCTGAACTCATTTTTATTGGTTCTTCATAAATCCAAAATCCATCTTTATTTCTTACAATAGGTGGTTTATAAATCAAAGTATTTAATTTAGATGAAGCAATTAAGGTATTGCTAGATCCAACGAAATCACATTCAAATTCTTGTAAAAACTGCCGCTCTGATGTATTTTGAATTGTTCTTTTTTTCCACTCTTCATTTCTGAGAGGACCACCGGGATATTCCGGTACTTGACTCCAATGTACTTCAATTGGAACATATTCGTTTTGATGATTAATAGCACCTTTCCAAAATTGATAAAACATATTCAAACCATTTGGCGTTGATATAATAATAACTTGCGTAGTTTTTCCTGCGCTTACTGTTGGATAAACTGAACTAAAAAATTCTTCGGATACACTAGTAGGAACGTGGGCAAACTCGTCTAATAAAATTATATTAAATGAACCACCACGAATTGCACTTGAACTTGTAGCAGCAGCAATAATTTTAGACCCATTTTCTAATTCAATTGAATTTTTGTTCCATTCTTTTACACCCTGTTGCATCCAAATAGGAAGATATTCGTATGCCATTTTAATTCTATTTAAAACTTCTCTTGCAGCAGTTTGTTTGTTTGCAAGAATGGCAATATTCATATTTTGTTTAAATAATGCTTCTCTTAGTAAATGACCAGGACCAACAGTTGTAGTCTTACCTGACTGTCTTGGTAATTTACAAATTACATGCCGGTTTTTTGCTACCGTATCTATTATTTTTTCCTGATAATCATAAGGTATAAATGGAACTACACCTTTATCAAGAGAAACTACTTTAATGTATGTTTTAGCAAAATATAAAGGATCATTTGCACATTTTAAATATTCCTCAATTTGCTCTTTGGTGAAGTCGATACTAACACCAACTGGTTTTAAATTTTTATTGCCAAGATAACCTTTTTTGTTGTATTTACTCGGCATCTTCTTCCTCCACCTCTACTATTTCATCTGAAGATTTAAATTGACTTCGAGACTGATTTAACAAATTTTGTAAATCTGTAGTAGATCCAACATATATTGAATTGTTAGTTGTATTATTTACAGTAACATTTTGCTTTTCTGCTTCATTTGTTTGTTTATGAATATCAATTAAATCTTTATTCATTTCACTTACAGTTTTCATAAGCAGTGCAGCAACTTCATATGCTCTTGGATGATCTCCAGCAGTAGCAACTTTCATTATTCCATCTACCGCATCAAATCCAGTATTAATTAAATCTTTTAAATTATCACGGGCAGTATTGAAGTCTGTATTTAATAAAGTTTCTCTTTGTTGTTTTTTAATTTCTTCAAGTTGTTTTTTATCTACAACTATTTCTTTTGGTTTTGATTCATAATCTATTTCTAATGCTTTTGATATATTTTCATTGGACATTTTTCACCTCATACTGAATTGTTTCCATTTGTTGAAGTTGCACTTCCTGTTGTTGAATCACCTGTCCAACCAAAACTGCTAACAAAGTTGCTTGCACTTGCGGTAGATCCTTTAAATAAATCAAAGAAATCTATATCAACAGTTTCTATACTCTTTCCGGGCAATTTTTCTTTTATTTGACCGTATATGTAAAACTTTGCACTAAAATCAAATACCGTCGTAATCAATCTTCTAGTGGAGTAATCTCCTTCATAATCTTCTGTAGTATTTACTGAATTTAATATTATTGGAATATCAACTTTTTCCGAGAGTATATTAAAATTTAAAGTAACAGGAAAATCTGGAGAAAATTGTGGAAGAATTTGTTCAATTATTTGTAAATTATCTGTTATGTTTCTAGTAAAAACATATAAACCAAAATTTATGGTGTATGGTACTCCTGACCATGTACCGTATTCAATACTATTCTGCACTTTTGTTGATCTTTGTAATTTATTTATTTTTCTGAGAGGATCATAAATCATGCTAGTTATATCAAATCCCAAACGAGGTAAAGTTATCTGAACCCCACGATTATCTGTGATTTGACTGTCTTCTTTTAATTTTCTGACAAATTTTTCTTTTGGACCATATGTAATTGGAACTCTAGTTTTTTCTAATACAACATCATTTTGATCAAATTTACAAATATAAAGTTGATTAAACAACGAACCAAAAGCAATAACCAACTTTCTTATAGATTGATTGTAATAACTACTTTCTATTCCAAACATTAGTATTTACCTTCTGAGAATGGATCTGTTTCTGTAAAATCAAATATAGAAAGAGATGATTTTTGTATTAAATCATTATCTTTACTTGCAGTTGCACCCGTTTGCGGATCTATTTCAAGAACCACATTAGAAATGCTTGTGTTTATAATAGAATGCACTGCATTTGTTGTTTGACCAATAATAGTTTCATTTGTTCCTGTATTAAAGGTTCCATCAACATTTCCAAGATACAATGTGTTATAAGTTGTCCCTAGAACATAATCAAGAACAACACCATACGCGGTTGCATTATTAAATTGTCCTGTTGCTCCTGATATTCCAGCAACTTGATACGCATTTTCTCCCAGTTTATATGTTTTATAATTTGAATCTTGTGCTGTAATTCCAACTAACATTTTAATTGCGTATTGTTTTCTATCTGTTTCAATTCTATCCAACCCAGGCCAACCCGTATCAATTGTTTCGTTGTTATAAGTAAACAACTCACAGAATAAAGTAAATGTTGTTAGTTTTCCAAATTGATAAAATGGATCTTTTGCATCTACTTCATTAATTTCAAATAGAGATTCAGATAAAGGAAAATAGATTAAATCTCCGCTCCTCGGAAAAAGTATATTTGCATGTCTTCTTGTGACCTCTTGTTTAAATCTTGTTTTTGATACTACAAGGGTTATTCTATTTGTAATGTTAATACCAAACTTACTAACTACATCATTTTGACCGTCAAAGTCATAAATATTTTTGATATACATTTCAAGTGAGTATGCATTTTTAAATTTATTTTGAACATCTTCTCCAAATAATTCATCTAAATTTACAAACTCTCTTGGTATATACAGCATATCCCTTCCGGTAGCTTGTATAGTCTCTATAGTCAATTCATCGACTAAATCTTGCTCACCTTTATAATCTTTAAAAAAGGGATTTACTGCCATATTATCCTACCATAAAATCTATAGGCAATTCATAAGAAGTCAAGAGTTCCATTTCAATTGCTTGAATCTCTGCTTGCGCTTCTTGATATATTGCTGCTCCCTTGAGCGTGATACCGCCAGGGAGCTGAACGCCGTCATATTTTGCCATATTTGCTCCCCATTGTCTTTTAATGAGTGCTATTATGTATTTTCTTAATAGACGGTCGTTATAAATTTCAGTATATTTATCCGGGTCTAAAAGAACAAAGGCTTCAATTACCATGTATTGTCCTACACGCAAATCTGCCTTTGTACCAATAATGTGTAATCGGTTTGTTACTTTACTAAATGTAATACTTTTTTCTGGTTGGAAAAAATCTTGAATTAATTTAATATATCTTTTGGCAGAATCATAAGATGCTAAACCAAGAGAGGGACTTCCTCCTAAACCACGATTAATTCCAAAGTAGTCAGTTAACGCAAGTTGATAACGAATATCAAACATGTCCACGCTAGTAAGATTTCCGAATTGAAATACTTTAACAACGCTTAGTATATCATTTCCTGTAGGACCATCTCCCCCCGGTCCATTTGTTGGACCGATATCTCCGGTTTCAATATATCCGCGGTCTATATCAGTCTGGGTCAATTGATATTTAAAATATGCCCGTTCTACTCCATCAAAATGTCTTTCAGCAAAGAATTGAAGTGCTTCATCAACTCTATCTTCACATTGCTGATAATCGACATTTATTTTAACTACGGGATGACCTAATGCTCTTAAGGCATAATCTATTAAATCTTCCTTCGATGAAAGTAGTCCCATTTAAAAATCTCCTTACTTATTTATAAGGAGATTTTATTGAATTACGCCGGTTTTTGTTGTTCGGGTTTTGGAGGAGGCGCCGGCGGGTCGTGTGTAGTAACAGGAACCTGTTCTAGATCTTTATATGAAACATTTTCGATATAATATCTTCTTGTTATGGGTGAAACTGCTTCATCCGGTGTAGATGGTTTATAATTCAAGAATCCTGGCATTTGCAATGGACAATTAAGTTTTGGGTAGTCTAGTTTACTGTACTCATCACCCTCAGCAACTAACCAAGTGCCTTTTTTGTCACCGCAACCACATCCACCGCAATAATGTTTACCCGGTGTAGTGCTTTCCTTCAAGTGTTCGCATGGAGGAAGTGGACCACCTTGTGCTTGATTTCCAAAACAACTTAAAACTCTGAGTTGTTTTATTGGTTTATTTACTTTTTCATTTTTAAAACCACGGGAAGCAATAGCCGTAGCAAAACTTTGTATCATTCCAATTTTATTGCTTATGGTATTTTCTTGTGGTTTAACTTGTTCTTTTCGAAATTCTATTTCACTTTGTTTATTGTTTTCGCTCATATTATTTTTCCTACAATTACACCCCATAATATAACTCCTTCAGTATTTATGTCAAGATAATTTTTCTAAAGAAAAGCAAAGAAAGTCTTTGATTTATTCCAGCAATAATTTCTGTACCATATTCTGTTATATTTGAATAATTTAAATATTGAGAATAAATTAAACTATTTGTTCTTAGAGTTGAAGTCATACAAGGTAATTTTGATGTAATAATAATATCTCTTAGTATTTTATTTTGAAGATATTGATTTGCAAAAAATTCTAATTCAAAAATAGACGGAATGTAAAAATCCATAAAACCTTTTCTATTTTTACCAGTTATACTATTTGTTAATAGTGTTTTAATTCCATAAAAAGAAACATTATCACCATAACAATTATAAAATCCGTCATAGATTGATGTCTGTGTGGATGAAACATTTAATGTTTCATTTAATTCAACAAATGTTGTTGTATATAATTGAGGTTCTATTAATAGTGCCCACTTTTGATCAATTTTGGTTCCAGGACCGTTTGAAGTTGATTTTATAGTTTTTGGTTGTGATATTTTTTCAGATCTATTTACATAAAGATTTGAAGAAGTAGAAGAAATGGGCGAACCCATATTATACATTCCTACGAATATTCCACCTTTATAAAAATCTCCAATTGAAAGTTTCAAAGAATCAAACTCTGTTAAATTCATTTGTTCGGGTTCAATTAAACGAATACCCTCTTTTACTGGAAGAGATGGTTTCAATAAATGATCATAAATTTTTAAATCTCCTTGAGTCTCTATCCAATATCCATCTTTGCATTTGTTCTGTGTAGTGTATGATACAGAGAAAGTATATCCATCATTTTCTTTTATTGTTTCAAAGCAAGATCCATAAGGTTCATTTGTTTCATTTTCTGTTTTTGTAACCATCAATGCTGCAATTGATGGTGATGTACAATTTGCTTGACTATTTTCTGGAATTAAATTTCCGTTACAAAGTTTTCCGGGAGAGTATACAGAAGAATAAGAAGAAGAACTTAAAGTTTCACAATCTTGTTCTGTGCAAACATTACTACAAGTAATACCGAGTGGAATATTTAATTCATCTGTATAAATGTAACAACAAGATCTGGGAACTCTTACATCAAAATTGCATACAGTTTCTCTTATAGTTCCGGGTTCGTATTGTTTAAGACAAAAAGATATTGCCTCTGCTTCATTAATAAAAGTTGAAGAAGATGGACATTTTCCTTGTGTCCATTTTCCACCAATTCTATTACACTCGCATTCTGTAATATTGTCTGTTAATCCTTTTGTAGATAAACTAATTGGTTTATCACATTCATAATTTGGTGGAGTTGAATACAATTCTGTTTCGTCAAAATTATTTGCAGAACAACTACAGCAACAACCAGTTGCGCCTACTGTTGGACAATTTATTTCATCAATTGAACCATAATAAAAATTTCCTCCGCTTTGAAAACATTCTAAAAATGTTTTTTGAGTTTTTTCTCCCAGAGAATCACAACAAACCCCTGTAGATTTTAATTCGGGAGAATAATCTATTGTACTTTTTGTTCTTGTTCTAAATTGAATACTCATTTTTATTCTTTATATTTAGGAACCACATGGTGGATAATTATTACATTCTGGGCATAACATTTCTACACAAGAACCATCTTCTAATGTAACCCTTTTTGTGTTTTCGGTTGTAGTTAGTCCTAACACACAAGACTCAGCCAGATTTGTTCTTTTTGGATAATGAAGTGAAAATTCGTCCCTATAGCAAACTGCACCACCCCCAACAAAATTTCCTCCATTACCGGGAACATCAGTACAAGGATCAGCAACTATACATCCATTTACTCCATTTACTGGCGGACAACAGAAAAAACTTCCATTTCCTGTTTGCCATAAATCACACACACTAACATTTGCTCCCGTTGATGTAGAATCCCAAAGACACCTTCCTCTTTCAAATCTAGATGTGTCTTCACCTGGACCAATGTATGTTCTGTTTTCACAACCACACTCATTTGGATCATAAGGAAAACAATTCATATCTTCCGCAGTAAGTAATTTTGCCCAACCAGGCCAACATGAACCATCTCCAGTATTATTTCCTAGAGTTAATTGACAATTTTGTTCATTACCCCATAAGCAGTCAGCATCACAATCCCTGCACGATGAATTTCTTGTTCCGTAAATTGGAACAACTATTGTCATTGATCCCGGTGAAGGTTGATTGCATATATTTTTATGATATTTTGTAAACGAAGAGTCTTTCCAAGCTTCTCCATTATTAAAAGGTAATCCTTCATAAAAAACATTAGCAGTCGGGAAAGTACTCATATTATAACGAAGATTTCTTCCCAATATTCCTCTTTTGAATGTTCCTTGATCGCCAGGTTTACTATGATATATTTCTCTTATCAAATCCATTAGTTCTTCTTTTGGATTAATAAAATTACAACTGCCCCCTGACCATTGTATTTTTCCAGTAAACCCTTCCGCACCCCCTTCACATCCCAAAAAATCCGTTAAATTTGCATTCCAATTGCTATTTTCAAGATCTCCTTCGTCAGAATATAAAACTGTACCAACTGCATTTATTTGATTCCAACCTTTTCCTACACTAAATATTCTAGAAAACTCATAGATTCTATTAGACTCAGACTCTTCAGATTCGGAATTCCATCCGCCTTCTGGTATTGACCAACCAGAATAATAACAGGAAAAGGATGAACCATCAAGTAGTCCATACTCAAACCCTTGAAGTGGTTTTAATGCTGCATTATAAATGTAAGCATCAGATACCATTGTATATGGATCATATAAAATATATCCTGGCACTTCATCAAAAGTAACATTTAAACAAGATAAGACCGAGTATATAGTTTCAGTACAACCAAAATATCTTGAATGACATGCACATTTTCCCGGCAAAGTAGATATGTTTTCAGAGCCAGGAGGAGAACAACCCATAGGGTTTCCGTAAACAGATTTTTTATAAGTAATCCAAGGAGAATTTCCTAAAGTTCCTAATTGTTTATCTAATGTTTCTGAAATTTTTGTATTAAATAATGTTTTATTTTGTTTATATTTTGAGAAATAATTTTTCCACCAATATGGACCTGTTTGACCACCCCTAAAAGAGTTTATCATATTGAGAATATCATCATATGGTAATAAATTTAAATTTCCAGAAACCCATTTTTTAAGTTCAGACAAACATCCCCTTGCTTGATTTGTATATGTAATTCTACCCCAAATTGGAGGAAATGGTGCATAATTACCTTGTTTTATAGTTTCTTGATATGGTTCTACACGAGAAAATCCTAAACCAACATTATATTCTGATGCTAAAAAACTCCACCAAGGTTCAACATCACTGGGTGTTGTATCTTCTTCTTCAATTGGGTCACAAAGTGTAGCAATAGAAAGATAATCTCCAGTATAACCAAATCTTTTCAAGCAATTTGTTTTATTTTGTTGTTCGTTTTGCTCAGAATTTGTTTTTGCATATGAACCTATATAAGAACAATAAAATGTTCCTCCGGCCATTACTATTGAACCGTTATCATTATATTGCTTATACGCAAAATTCATCAACGGATTTTGTGCTGCATCTACATTTCCTACAATTTTTTTAGGATTATTTTCTGCAATCCAAGGCAATGCACTAAAATTTTCTAAGTAATAATATCCTCTTTGTTCATCATAATTCATTTCTGCTATGGGTTTTTCTTGATCTCTTGGATAATCACCTATTCCAACATCAGGAACAATTCCTCCCCATTCGACGGTAATACCTTGTGTGGATAAATCTAATAATCTTTTCTTTTCTGGGGTTACTACTATTGCAGATCTATATGGAGCTTGTCCGGCATGTATGTTGTGTTCAAGCCATAAACCATACTCATCGTTAGGAATCCAATTGTTTTGTTGACTTATATTTAAGTTTACTCCCGGAACATTTGGATTATAAAATTTTCCGGGTCTATATGGATTTACTTGTGCTACATCAGGAAAACACCAAAAACATGCCACAAATTCAGTTGGTCCTACACAACCATCTACTGCACATGTGGAATTTTCTGCTCCAACAACTCCTCCTTGTTCAACACATACACTTGGAATTAAATCCTGACAAGTGACATCTCCATCAAAACTAGTAAAACAACATGTTCTTGGAGTATCTTGATTTTGACAATTATATGTTGAGCAATTAGTTCCATCTGGTGCTCTAGTTCCACCCGATGCAGCACAATCTTCTGGTGTTTTTTCTGTGCATTGTCCATTATTGCAACAAGCAACTGTTGGTGGTGGTGGTTCTACACAATTAAAATCGGCACAATCTCCTTCACCTTTAATAACTCCACCCAAATCTAAACATTGTTGTTGGGTTTCTGTTTGAACACAAACATTATTCAAACAACAAATAATATTTCCCTCATTGCCACATGCATTTGGAGTACAAATTGATCCATAAGGACCCGGAGTACCACTCAATGATTCACAGGTACATGGATCTCTAAAATAGCATTCTCCTGTGTTTTCACCATCGGGTGTTATTGGATTGCAGCATCTAACAGTTGGTCCTGCAAATGGTTCACAATAACATCTTCTCACATCTTCGCCAAATATATCACCATCTGAATTATTGTACTCACAAAGAGAACCATTTGGATTTGGTGTTCCTCCTTGTTCTACACACCACTGTACAGTAACATTTTGACAAGTAAAACTATAACCACAGTCATCACAATAGGAGTTGTCATCAGGATTAGTTTCTACCTGTAAAAAGCAACACCCGACCAACGGATCTGTTGGACATAAGCAAGAACAATTAAATTCATTGCATTTTTCATTTTCGCCTGCAAATTTTCCAACAATATTTGGTTGATTTGCTAATGTTGAATAATTATCACAATAATATTTTGAAACTCCATCAATGCATCCGGCACTTTCTCCAGTTTGACTATTACATAAACAACAAGAACCAACTACATTGATATCACAGCATAATTTATTTGCAGTACAATTACCATTTTTAATTGCAACTCCACCTAAAACTTGCTCACATTGTATTCTTGTATAATTATTTCCTAAACAGACACCATCTTTACAACAAGCAACTTGTTCTTTGCATGGATCAAAACAGAATCTACCATCAGAAATATTTTCTGCCCAGTTTTCGCCATCGGGATTGTTTGGATATGTGTTGCATGTTATATCGGAATAAAATTGTCCACCAAACTGTTCACATTCACTAATTGAAACATTTTCTAAACACTTTCCTGATGTGCAGCAAACTCCGGGATTCGTAAAGCATGTGTCTGTGCAGGATTTAAGTGGTCGAAATACTCCACTTAATTTATCACATGTTTCTTTTGTAACATATTCTCTGCATTTTGTTTGATTGCTTGGATATTCAATATAACAACAAGATCCAGTATTTATTGCAGGTTCACATGTTTCTACATTTTGTAAATCTAAACCTCTCTGTGATACTGTTGCATACCAATTTATTCCACCATCAAATGTTAAAATATTTACTAAACTTTTACCACAGGTTAGGTAGTTTTCACCGGGTTCAAAATATACATTCTCTGGAAATTTCCAAATTCTATCTGATTCTATCAAAAGAACAGCAGTTACTATTTCATTTGTTTTGAATGATCCGGTAAATCCTGCAATTCCTATTGGGGTTTTAACAATATAAAAGGATGAATCTTCTATATTGACATATATTCCTTGTGTAGTTCCTTCTGCAAAATTTTCTAATTCCCCATATATTCCAACAAGTTGTCCTTCTTTTACAGGACCAACTGTTTTTACAACAGCGGCATCGTTTAAATAATTTCTATTTCTAAAATCTAAATTAGCAATTCTACCTTCAGTATAAGCACTAATTTTTACATCTGTGCTAGATGCTAAATCTTGTTGTTTTAGATACATTAAGGTATCTGCGGACAAACCGGGTGAATCTAAATTACCAGCAACTTCATCATAAATTGTATCAATGTACAAATTGTTGTCGTCTATAGAAGTTACCAAAGATCCTAAAGCACTTATACCCTTTATATTTAATTGACCTTTCAGTGGAGTATCTGTTAATATTCCATTATAATTTCCTGAAATTTCAATAGTGTTTTGTGCAAAAGTTGTACCAGTATAACCAGTTGCACCGTAAAAATTTCCAATAACTTCGCCAGTACTGCCATCAGAATAATAAAAAGTAATTTTTCCTATTTCTGCCTGACTTAAAACTACATATTTTCCATAATTTCCCGTTGCACCTGTGGCACCACTAATACCGGGATTTCCGGTAGGACCAATAGAACCAGTAGGACCTGTTGGCCCCTGTGGTCCCGGTATATTTCCTCCTAAAATAGCACTACTATACATTAATTAATCATCTCCTTCACTATTTATGGGCAAGTACATGAACGGCATTTTGTGAAATCGTAATTATTATAAGCATCTATGATTTCCAAATCTGAACACCCGACGACTATTGGAATTCTACGAACAGGTCTTAAACGAGCAGTAGAAGAAGATCTATCTAATGCTACAATTGCTCCATATTTATTGTTTGAATCTTTAGTAAGATTCTGAGCCAGCATTTTTTGACCATTACATATTTGATGCGAAAGATCGAATGCCTGATTATCTGTTAATCCAAATTCTCCACCAACAAATCTTGATTTAATATTTATTGAGGGACTTGTCGATTCTATTTCATAATATTTTTTTAATGTATGGTTGTTGGAGTTCCAAGATGTTACTCGGCAAACACTAGTAGAAGACCAGTATAATGCGGAATCTAATGTTTCAATTACTCTATGACCATCATCACCAGTGACTAATATTGATTGATTTAGGGAATCAACATTTTTAGCAATATAATTTAATTCAATAATACTCGGAATATACCAGTCACTATAACCATTATAATTTACATCGTTTAATTTTGATATTTGACGAATTGCAGTATTTTCGGGATTCAGATTTTCCCATAATTGTGAATAATAATATTCAAAATTTTCTTTACTTGATACGATTTCAGATCTATTTGCATTGGGTACATTGTTCCAAAGATTTATATTTTGACTCACAAATCTATCGTATGATTTTGTATCAGTTCCATCATTGTCATAATCTCTGAACCAAAATTCAGGTTTAGTTTTTGAATACGAATCGTGTATTCTTGTATTCAATAGACCATCTACAGGAGAAGTTGAAATTGGTTCTATAAAGTAATTTGGTATATTTGTTTCCGAACCCGGTCCAACTCTAGATTCAAACATATCTGACCATTTTACTTGTGTAAATTTTGCTGACGCATAAGTTATTTCAACATCACTTGGTGCTAAAATTAACGCCCAAACTTGGTGTATAGCTCTTGACCCATAAAATTTTTCTGCCAAATATGAATACAGACCAGCACCTACACTAAATTGTGTTGGTAAACCGTTAACCTCCGTCATAATATTACAAGATTGATTATCAAAGGAAGCATTTAGTGTTGGTTCAAATGAATTTGTTCCAGAAAAGAATGCTTCATCGGGCCATGTATATTCTACTTCACCTGTAACTTTTGTTACTTTTGCTTTGTACAGTTGTTGTATATAAGACGCTCCAATTTTTATAAAGCATTTATTTGCATATTCTTTTTGTGTAGGTACTCTTGGGTGGGTTCTTACAAATGAATATTTCCAATAAGCATCTGTTGTTGGATTAGAACCCTGATATGGTTCGCATGATTTAAATTTCCATGTTTCTGCGTCGTCACCAAAAACTTGTCCTCTCGGATTGCACAAACATTCAAGTGGTTCTCCTAACATTAAGTTTGGTTGATTGAAAGTATTGCAAGAATTTGGATAACCAATTATTCCAACTAAATAACCTCCAGCTAATTTAGTACCTATTTCATAACATGGATCATTTAATGTTAGTCTGCAAGTAGTTTGTGGAACTCCATTTTCAGTCGTATAATACTCAGAAGAAAAAGAAACACCACAGCAACTTGTAGTTTCACATGTTGTTGCATATCCCATAAATGTACCATTTTGTTCATAACATTCCAGTGCAGTTATATTGTTTTCGCAAGAACCTGTTCTACAACAAGCTCCAGTTGCAAAGTTACAACAACTTTGTGCGAATTGATTAGTACAACCATTTGCATTAAATACTGCACCGGGAATAGAATCACATTCAATTTTTGTTAGTTCTAAACAATTTCCTTTGACACAACAACCTCCGGTTTTTCCTATATCACATTGATTTGTCGGACAAGAAAATATAGTTGATCCCTCGTATATTGTGTTTGAACAATATTGGTCAGGGAAGAAAGCACCACCAAATTTTTCACATGTTTCTATATTTGTGTTTGTGCATTTTCCATTTACACAACACGCACCTGTTGGATAACAATCAGTAGACCCTGCTCGTTCTACGCAAAGTTTTTTACTAAATTTACCACCAATAGAAACACAGTAATCCTGACTCACATAATCTGAACATTTATTATCTTCTGCATTACTACCCAAGCAATAGCAACAAGAACCCATTTTATCTAAACTGAATAATTGTGGTAGAAATTGATTTCTTCCTTTTTCAAAACTTATACCAAGTGGTAATAGTTGAATATCAACTGTTCCCGTTTGACCATAAAAATATTTTTGTTGTAATTCAAAATATGGACTTATTCGTGTATTCCATGCACCCAATAGTTGTGCCAAATCATCACCATCAACATTACCATCTGAATTTAAATCTGCCGAAATGCCAGGATTAAGTCCCCAACTAGATAGTAAAATTGCTAAATCATTTCCATTTACACTACCATCTTTATTAAAATCCGCAGAATTTATTGGTATATTTCCATCAAATCCTGCTCCGGGTATTGTGTATGTGCCGCTTGAAGATTGAAATTTTGGAATCCAATTTTCAATAATTACAGATTTACCAGAAGTTATTCCTAACAAGTTTTGAGTAAAATGAACAATAGTGGAAAAATTTTGATCTGTAGTTCCGTCCCAAATGTTTCCAGTATTTCCAAATATTGGTTGTCTGAATGTATTAAAAGCAACACTGAGTTGTTTTGTTATGTCATCCCAATAGGTTCCTGTTGCTCCCCTTGCATCTCCCCCTGCACCAGAGACATAAAGTATCTCACCTGTATTTCCCATCGGAAAAGTATCAAAAGTTTTTCCAACAAGGGTAATATAATTAGCGTTTACTATTTTTGCGATTATATCATTTGTTGGAGAATCAAATTGAAAAACTCGAACAAAAGGAGATTCATTATAACTTATTTTTATTTCATTTGATGCATTTTCAGGAGGTTCTGCAAAAAATGGAGAAAATGCAGTTTCACCTAACCCAAAAGTAGAACCACTTAGTATTATAAAACTATCTGTAAAGTCTATCGGAGGATTACCTGTTAGTCCTATTGTTACAGGCCCGGTGTTTCCAAGATAGAAGGTAACAGAACCGGGATCAGAATAAGTAGCACCAGTTATTCCATAACCAGTATTTCCTTTGTTTCCAACAACACTAGGCCCTGTTGGTCCAGTGGGTCCTGTTGGGCCTGTAGGACCGGTTGGTCCAGTAAAACCAGTTAGTCCCGAGTCGTATTTGAAATTTATGTTAGAACTACCAATTATGCTCATGTTATTTCATCCTCGGATAATTTAACCAGTCTCCAATATTTATTATTACTGGAGTTGTCTAATTGATATTTTTTGTCGCAACGAATCATTTTAATTGGTCTTACTTTATACTCATTTGTGGTTCTATTTGCTTTCGCAGTAGTAAACAATGTTTCTTCTCCATCCGAATTAAAATTAATTGCCCATGCCAGAGAACCATGCGTTAAACCACTTGGATGATTTAAAATCATTTCATTTTCAGTTATATTTAATGAACCAGTAGAAGACCAATACCAACCATCCATTGGTGTTCCTGAGTTTTCCAATAGTTTAGAATTGATGTTTATATCAGATGTCTTAGTACAAGTTGTGGCAATAAACGCAAGTTCATCATAACTTGGTATATACCAATCACTTATGTACTTGTTTGTAACGGGATAAGTTCTGTTAAACAAACTTAAAGCCCTAGAACAAGACATATTATCAGATGATTCGGTTGGAACATATGAAGTTTGCGTGAAATTGTTTCCTGTTAATCCTGCATGATAAGCATATTCTGCATTTATCATTCTTGCAGTATTCAATATTCCAAAATTTCTAGTCCATTTTCCATTGAATGATATATTAGATCTATTTTCTTGCCAAGTATTTGCATCATTTTGTTTTCGAATAAATGCACAATCAAAGAATGAATAAGTGTTTAAGTTATTTTTTGTTTCTTCAATATTATAATCGTAAACATACCCCTCTTTAAACTGTAAATTGTCTATACTAAGTTCAGAAATTTTTCTTGTGAATGGATTTAGCAATGGACCCCAAGCATTTGCTCCATTGTTCCATATGAATTCAAACTTATTTGCTTTATTTGAAAACTCTATGATTTCATTGTTTTCGTTTAAAGTGATTGGATGTAAAGACATCAATACAATGTATGAATCAGAATTTATATCACAAAGATTATTTCCAGTAAACCCATAACCACTAAAATCGTATGTCGAAACATATCTCTGACAAACTGATTCTTTTTCGTGTCCTTCAGTTAGTGTATTAAAAGTTGCATCTAAAGATTCAGAAAATACTGAATTTCCTAAACACTCTTGTTGATTTGGATTGAAAATTCCAATAACAATTGCATTGTCATATATGTCACCAATCTTTAAAGATTGACCATCTACAACATCGAGACATGGTATAGTTTTTCCTGAACATGCAAATGTTTGACAATTTGTACCATCACCAAAATAAGTTTTATTGTTTTCTATACATGTTTTTCCAGATACATTATTTTCACATGTCACCCCGGAATCACAACAACCACCAGTTCCGCCATAGCACACTAACACTCCACTATTAGTAGAACATTTTGTACCTATTCCCTGAAAATATCCGCTGCAATTTTCTAAAGTTGTTTCTATACATGATCCACGCCCATCACAACATGCACCTAAGTTTTTAAATGCGTTTTCACAACTAAAATCTAAACAGGTTTGTTTTGTATTATTAAATGGATTCCAAACAAAACTTAGATTAGAATCATTTGCAATCGTGGCGCAATCGCAATATTTCAAAGATTGACATGTTACTCTATTATTTCTGCTATCTTGAAGACAACAAGCACCCAAAGAATTGCAAAATGTTTGACCTGCCAAATATGTTATACCTGATATAAAATAACCATTGCAAGTTGAGTTTAATGATTCTTCTGCCGTACATCCTTGAGTGCAACACACACCTGTAGTGATGCCTAAATTTTTACCAAAACTTGGATTTAAAATTGATGATAGTAATTGCACATTTTGTTGACAATGATATAAATTGATTGAATCAGGATCTTTATTTGTAATTTTTATGGAATTAGAATCTAAGTTGGTTAAACCATAACCAATTATGTTTCCATACCAACTATTTCCAATAGAAATAAAATTAATAAATGTATATGAATTAGCAGTGGTTGGTAAACACGGAATGTCTGCTAAAGGCCAATTTATAGGCGAAACATCATCATATAACCAGTTAGCAAAAGTTGGTTTATTGGTAGATGTTACATATTCAACTGGAACGCTTGAATTATTTCCGGGTGGAATTATTACAGTTATGGAATATGAATTATTTGTATTTTGTGGTTTTTTTAGTGCGATAACATACCTAGGATTTTGAGGAACACCATCTACTTGATTTTCTAGATATGTCGGATATAAGAAAAAATGATTTCCTTGTGTGTGGTCAATCCACCATGTTTTAGTATAGTTTGTAAGATTGTCGTGTGTTAATCCTAAAAATCTTTGTACCACATTACTTGTCTGTGCATCAATACTTCTTGTTGAGGAATTATAAGAAGAACCAGTAATTCCTCTTTGAGTATTACCTAAAACATTTTGTACTAATTCACCATCTGATCCACCATTTAATTCTAAAAATGCAACATTAATTAAACTATAGGAAACATCTATAGATTTACCGTCTTCTGAATAATTAATAGTTACAAATGGATCACTGTTTGTAGATATATTTCTAAATGTAACCTTATCAATTGTATAGGTTACTCCTGCTTCATAATCATAATAACTTTGTGTATTTAAATCTTGTTTTAAAACATTAGGTATTGCAGTATCTAAACTCAATCCTTCAATTTGAAGATATGCATAACCAGTTAATCCTTTTATTTCACTAAAACTTTTTACAATCGTTCCATTATCAAAAAAATGATTTAATTTTCTGTCTGATTCATATGTTATATTTTGAATACTGGGGCCAGTTCCACCAGTATTTCCATAAGCAGTAGCACCAGCATTTCCTGTTGGTCCTGTTGGGCCAGTGGAACCTGTTGGTCCAGTAAAACCAATTAAAAAAGGTATTTTTTCTATTGGTATGTTGCTACTACCGTATATAAATTTTGACATTACATTAATAACCTTGTTTCTACAGCAGTCAATCTAGTTTCTAAATCATCAAGAATTGTATTTACATTGTCAAATGTTATTGCAGTTCCTAATTTTACTGTTTCTGCTATGACTTCTTTTATTGAAACTGTTTGTGGAACATTTACAGATAATTTATTAGAAGTTAATTGAATTGCAGGAACAACGGATACACTTACTGAATTTCTATTTACATCTAATATACTAAAGGGTGAAGGAACTGTTATTATTGGTGTGTAAATCGAATATACACTTGATGAATCAATTTCAATTGTGCCTCCTTGAACTACAAGTTTTTGTGATGTTGTAGTTGTTGCTGCAACACCAGACCACTTTACATAGTACTTTGTGTCAGAACTAGTAGCAACTACAATTCCAACCGTGTTAGGATCATCTGTTCTATAAATTGTTTTATTAATGTTTCTGCTATCTGCAAAGTATCCATTTTTTACTGTTAACTCTTCAACAAAACCAAATTGTTTTCCATATTTCTTGTAAAACTCGTCATACAATCCAATTCTTAATTCATGAGAAATTCTAGCATCAACATAATTATTTGGAATATCTGTTGCATTTCCCGGAGTTTCATTGGTAGATCTTAATATGTAAATAACTTGTCCAATTGGTTCTTCACCAAATGCTTCTACCTCACCTCCAAGTCTATAACCAATATAATTCATTACAGTTCCAGTATAACTCCCGTGAGGTGCAACTTGATATATCGGTTTAATTATATTTCCAATTTCAGAAGGTGCTTCTACTTGAACTTTACCTGATGTAATTCCACTTAAAAAGTAAACATCCGCGCCACCAGCACCACCTGTTGCTCCTGTAATTGTGTATATTGAACTTGATGGCAAAACTATAGATCCATAAATTACAACATTTAAAGTTCCAGCAGTTTTTGTTTCAACAATACCAAATACTTCTGCTGTGTTTGAAAATGTGGCAATTGATTTTTGAAATTCACCAGACAACCCATTGTAAAATATAACATCTCCTGCGGTTATGCCCAAAGAATAACTTCCATTGGGAATGGTTGTCATTAAACGAGAACCACCTTGTGTTATTGAAACAAATGTTTGGGAAGATTTAATATTACTACTACTAGAACAGGTCATTTATTTTTCCTCATATTGGGTAATCTGCATCTGCTACTATGTGATAAAATACATTATCATAATTTACCGCCCCACCGGCAATACAAACCTTTATACCATCTTTTGATGCATCAGTTACAACTGTGTCTGCACCTAATTTTGCAACTCTTGCAACCGAGTTATATCCTATCGTTCCTGAAGAATTTTTAAGATTTCTTCCAGAAGATCTATTGTAGGCATCATTTGAAGTTCCGGTTAAAGGTGAATAAACTGTAACTGAAGGAGTTGTTCGTAATTCATTTTCCCAAGGAATAAATTTACACAAAGCATTTGGTAACAAAGTATAAGATAAAGTATTATATGTTGGGTCTTCTTTATTCACCATAGTAGAAAGACCTATTTTTTGATCCAAAGAATATGTTGAATAATAATACTTTTTACAAAGTTTTAATCTTTCTTGAATATCTTTGTGTATATGTACTGGAGTATTTACAATTCCACCATATAAACAAACGGATGCTATACTTACAAATAAATTTGTTGATAGGGATACTGAATCTAAATTTGCTTTATTGATTAATGGTTTAAAATTAAATCCAATTTCAAAATAATCATTTTCTAATGCAGAGCCGGGATTTGGTAAAGTTGGAACTTCATATTGAACTACAAATTTTTGCCAACTAGTATCCAACGAATGATTTTCCATTGTGTGGTAATCAATTATTGTGGTTCCATTATACCTTGAAATATAACTTGAAATCTCATAATTAGAATTAGAGCATTTTGCATAAAAACTTAAAGTAATTGTTTGTGAGTCAAAAGATTTAGCATCTGGTAAAACATGACCAATTAAATGATGATCTATTCCGTAACCACCAGAGGCACCAGTACCACCACTCAATCCTAATGCTTTTACATCAATATAATATTTTGGATTTCCTTCTACATCAGATTGTATATCAGCAAATTCTTGTCGTGTAATGTAATATGATTTTGCCGCTGTAGGACCAGAAACACCATCATGCCTTCTCCACATGTCAGCAAAACAAACACTGTTAATTTCGGTGTATGAAGAATCTCTTCCAACATCTGGTCTTTGCCAAATTGTAAAATCTCCGTTTAATAAAAGATTTTCTGTTTGGTTATCACTAGTTGAACTTACGGATGCACCCAACAGTCCACTATTTAAAGATTTTCTTGGATTATTTAGGATTGTAAATTTTCCTGCACTATATTGCATTCCAAAAACTTTTCCAGAATAATTGACATTAGAATCTACAACCAAATTACTGGTGTCCAATAGTGCATTGTAATCATTCTTAAGATAATACACACCAACACCACTAGTCAACGCTAAATCTAAATCTCCACCAGTTGCAATTTCAAATATTGTATCTGAACCACTTGTAGTTTTGGATGCAATCACACCCACTGCAAAATCTTCTTCTCCACGAAGTTCTCCTGCATTTGTAGATTTACTTAAAAACCAACCTTGAACTATAGTTCTTCCATCCGGTGCGTTTTCGTTAAAATATTGTGTTAGTACTGGATTATATGATAAAACACTTCCAATAGACCATGAGGATGTTGTTGCTGTTGGAAGAACAACATAAACTCTATTCATTCCTGTTGCACCAGAAACACCTGCTCCAGCACTTAAATAATTTCCTCTATAAGGCATTACCAATCCACAGTCTGCACTGATTCCAAGCAAAACAGGCTTAGAAACATAACCAACTGTATTTGGTTCGGTTGAAGATATTCCACCAGTTATAGATTCAGATAGGAAATAGAAACAACCGGGATTTAGAGTTTCACCCCCATTTATTTGCGTGAAATCACCTGTAACTTTTCCTAAAAGTGTAATGTAGGAAGCAGTAATACCAAGGTTTGATATAATTCCAATACTTTCCGCAGTTTGTTGTGTATTTGCTATTGCTGCTGTATAACCCGAATCTACTATTCTTACAGGCATACCAAAACTAAATCCGGGTGTACCTGAAGTGATTCCAAATACTTTATATCCAACATTTGGTAAATCAACTAAACCTGTAAATTTAATTTCTCCTCCAAATGTTAATCCTGCTATAACATTTCCAGAGGTTCCTCCAATATTTAATGTAAGAATTCCATCTGTTCCTGTTGATGCTAATACACCATCACCGCTTGTTGCTCCGTAAACCTTTAAAAGATTTAATTTTGCAATAATTTCTGTGTTTTCTTTTACATACCAATCATAAAATGTGGTATTTGATTGGAGTGTGTCGATGATATATGTGTTATTTGTTACAGGCATTTATATATTCCTATTATCCTATTATTAAATTATTTAGATAACTGCAAACACCTAAAGTTGATACTTTACAAATTGGGTATGAAACTTGTGTTGCTACTTGCAAAACACTAGTTATTGAAATCTTGTAACGGTGCGCTCCACACGAATTTGCATTTCTAAAACCAGCAGAATTGTCTGTAAAAGCGAATCCTTCATCTGCTTCACTAGAGCTGCAATTTATAAATTCACTAGTAATATTTAATCCTACGGTGTTATTGTTTGAAACTGTTGATGTAAGAGCAAAATTATTGTAAATCCAAAATTTAATTCCACCAAAAAAATTAACTCCACCAACTAAGTACCAACCGGGGTTTACAGTTAAAGTTGAATTTGTAAATGTAACTTGATTTGGATTTAGTGGCACAGCACCATCCCACATTGGAAATTTTAAATCTCCATCAGATTCACCTGTTAATGGCCAATTTTTAAATAAATCTTGTGTTAAAGTTTGTTGTATATAAAATTGTTCTTGTGTTTCATTTAACTCTGCTGCCTGAAGAGCATAACCGGGTGTAAATGCAATCAAAGGATAATTTTTAGGAATCTCATTTAATCCTATATTTGTGGTAAATGATGTTAACCTACTGAAATAGGGTCGTCCAGATAATGGGAGTATTGAAAATGGTTCTGTCATTTTTATCCTTAAATTGATGATATACTAGTAATATTTATTATTTTAGTATTCGAAAGATTTCCTAAAGTTATATCATTTATCTTTTTCGAACTTGCAATTTTACCACTATATTGAACCAAAGGTGGTAGTTCATAAGTATCAACTGAAATTTTTTCTTCATTAATTACCAAAACATCAAGTTCTACTAAATTTTTTTCATTAACCGCAGTGATTTCGTATTTTGTTGTATTTTCTATTGCTGCAATTTTTACATTATCTGTTTTAATTTCTTCTACTAAACTTGATTCTAAAACAATTTCTGAACCAACATCTATGGTTTCTGTTGGAACAGTTAATACATTAACTTTTATATTGTTAGTTAAGGTTGTTGATTTAAATCTACTTAAAGTTTGACCGGCTACAACCTCTTTTACATCAGTTTGACTACCAGTTTGTGGATTAATTGTTTTTGTTGATTCTCTTTCTAAAGGATTTACAACTATTCCATAAAAATTAATTTTTTCTGGCAATGTAATTTCTGATGCTTTTATTTCTTCTAAGTTTATTCTTGCATTTGTTAAAATATTACTTGCACCCAATGTTGTAACTGGATCTGCACCCAACAAATCAACAAAGTCAATATTTACTGTTATAGAGGACAATAAAAGTTCTTCAGAAATTGAACCCTCTTCTAACAAACCACTAGGTATTGACAATCTATAATCTTTATAATCAGAACCCCCGTTTACAACTTCAATTCCATTTATTACTATTTTTTTAGCAGAATTTTTATAAGTTTTTAAACGAATTACGCCATCAACACCAGTAGAACTTGTTATAGGCAATATTGGATTTTCTTGAGTTACAAATAATTGTGATGTAGCATAATTACTTAAATCTATAAAACAAGAAACAATAGAACCGTCTTTTGGTCCATTTACTTGTGCTTGATAAAGCCAATAATAGGGAGATGCAGTTGATATTGTATTATTGTCTATCAATTCTTTAATTTTTTCTAAAGTTGTTTTTATTGAAATTGTTTCAGTAGGTGTATTTGTACCAAAATAGTCTGAAACAAAATTTGATTCGTTGTCTGAAAATAAATTATAACATTCTGAACATGTTAAATTCGTTAAAGTGCTATAAAGATCACCTTTTGTATATGTTATGCTTGTTTCTTCGCCTGTGGGTATAATAGTATTTTCTTTAAAGTAAACGCCACAATTTCCAGTATTTCCAGGCGAACCATCGCAAAAATTTGATATTTCTGAATATTTAGTGGCAAATTCATTTTCCGCGTAATCGTTTAATGAAACTACAGGCAACCAATTAGTATTAACAAAACGAAGCAAAGATGGTGTTATTTTATATAAAGCCAACCAAGAATAACCATCAGAATAAGTTTGTGAACCAAATTCATGAGATGGTATTTGTGTAGAAACATTACTATAAATTAAATCTTTTCTATTTAATGTATTATTAGTGATACAAAGATAAACTATACCATTTGATTTATTATATGCATAAAATTTACCAGTATTAATTTCTTGACTCGACCAAGGTACATAGATATTGCTTCTAGACCAAGTATAGTTAGTAACAACAGCAACTACATCATTTCTACTAACTCTATAGGCAATTTCTGAATCGGTCCATAAAGTTCCATCTGATTGAATTGTATCATCGCTTTGTATTGCTTTTGTTGTATTACCAATTAAAACATATGTTTGGTCTTTCGATCCAACTCTATCTAATCTGTTTTGAACTAATTTTGCCTTTTGTGCTGACATTGTTTATCTCTTTAACATGGGGATGGTGAACAAGTTACTCCGTCATTTGGACTAGTAAAACCGGCAGAATAACACATTGTAAAGAAGTCAAAAATATTTATATCATTAAAACGAGAAGCGGTGATATTACCGTCCCAATTTGGAAAATAATGTGATGGTCCAGTAAAACCAAGAGTAAAACCAGAACTAAATCCGTTGCAACAAGTTAAACCATATAAATTAATACCATAAGTTACGCCTATTATGGTATTGTAGGTAGTTCCCATTCTATATGCACTATAGTTTTTGAGAACTGGATATTCACATAAAAGATTTGTATCCTCTCCTTCTCCCGGACCCTCATAGTCTGATATTTCTTTTTCAAATACAACCCGTAAACCGGCGGGATGGAGAACTTCTTTATAAACTTCAGTATATTCTTGTACAGGAAGACCAACTTTTAACAAGTAGGAATAGTCTTGAATCCAATCGCTATCCTGCAATCTTCCAAAATTTAAGTAACTTCCGCCTAATGTTTGTATTTGTGAATATGTTCCAGTAAGACCCGAAAATTCAAAACTCTCATGTTCAAATTTTCCCCCGTTTAGTCTTAAAATATTTTCTTTTGGATAATATATTTTTACATCTTCTTCATTAACCGAAAATAGTGTTTTAAAAAAGTATATAACCGCTTCTAAATTTGTTTTTCTGAGATATACATTTCTTCTTATACCATTAATGAATGATTCAATAGCCAAATCCGTGATAGGACCACCATTTTCTGCTAAAAACCTTTCATCAATACCAGATGCATATGTAAATAAAAAGTTTTTATAATATTGTTTTTTGGTGGTTTCTATGTCTATTAGATTTAATAATCTTTGAGATAAATTATATTCACCTCCACCCGGCAAATCACAATACAACCAGTCATAATATTTTTGAAGAAAATCAAATATAGAAACAGGATTTGCCTCTCCGTTGTCTATTCTTTCCTGTTTTTCGTAAACTACCCAAAGAGGAATGTATTTTGTTATATCAAAATTTGTTCCGCAATATGAAGAATTTAGAGAAGTATTAGTTAATCTGTTTAAATTAATACCAGATGCTTCCGAAACATCTAAATCTATTCTTTCTTCATCTATTGTTGGAGAAAGTTCAATTAAAGTATGATTTATGTTTTTCGCTGTCGGAAAGACTAAAATCATATAATAGAAACTCCCTCTTGCAAACAAGTTATAACATTATTCAATGATGAATTAAAATATCTATTTTTAAATGGTATTGTCAAAACATAAGAATTAGCGGCAATGTCATTTATGATAATAGTTCCTTTTGATAAATTTACACTACCAAAATCGCCAGGTATTTCTACACCAAATGTATTAAAAGCTTTTATAGGAACAAAAATAGTCCTAGATGTTGCTTGGTTTGTTTTAATTCTTAGAGTTACTGTTTGACCAGTTTTTAATGTAAACGGAGTGGTAATTGCATAATCGTCTATTAAATTGTTTTTAATTTCATTCCCAAAATTATATGTTATTTGACCATTTGATAGAGTTATAGTTTGTTTAAAATATAAAGAAATGCTATCTTCATTAATACTTACACCCCCAACATCTTTTTCTACAGAAGATTTTATATCAGATCCATTTATTTTAAAATTAAATACTTCTCTTTTTAAGAAATTATCATCAACATATTTTTTTACTTGTTCCAATTTTCCCTGTTTTTCTTTTGCATCTCCGAATACACTAGTATATGCCATAGAATAAGTTAAATATAAATTAAATGATTTTGGTGTTACATATTCTGGTAAAATGGTAATAACGCATCTATTTTTTAAGAAATCTAATATCTCTTGTATTCTTGTAGGTTCTTGACCGGCAAGAGATACGAAAACTCTTCCATATCTTGGTGGATAAATTTCTTCTCCTCCGAATACAGCAAATTCATCAATGCTATTAACTAATTGAGCTTCTAATAAAAGAGAAATTATATCATTTTTTGTAACTGCTCGACCCTGAGCAGAGAATAGTTTTGGTGCTAAAAATTTTATTGTATCCAAAGAAGGTTCGTCCAACCCACCTGAAGATTTTTCTCTTAAAATTATTGATAAATTATCAAATTCAAAATTTGGTGTACCACTAAGATTAAAAACAATTATATTATTTGCAACATCTCCACTTGAAACTAAATATCTAATTTTTATAAAATCGCCAGGTTCTAAAGAAGTTCCCAACAAATTGGTTATACCAAATTGTATGGCAAAACCATCTATTAATCTTTCAACAAAGAATATTTTTTGGTCAACATTATATGGAGAACCTATGTTTGAAGTTGCTTTCCATTGATAAAATTGACTTTCACCTTGTTTTTTTACTTCTACCGTTAGAGTCGATAAATCTACATCTTGATTTAAAATGTAATACTTTTGTTTATTTAAATCTAAATTTCCTATTGTTTCTACCAAAACACCTTGATTGTTATTGTCTAAGTAAAATAACTCTTTACCTTCTGCAACAATAATTTCAACTTGTCCATCTGCATCTATTTCTAAAGAATCTTCTAATGTATAAAATGTATATTCTAAACCATCATTTGTAGTCCCTACAAATTTTTCGTGCTTTCCAACTCTTTCTCCCGGCTCAGTTAAACCAGTTAAAAGTAATTTTGCTCTTGAAGATGTTGGTCCCTGTACAGTATATCCAAGAGGTTTCACTAATGAAATTACAGATTCCAATCTCTGTGCAGAATCCAAAAACATTTCATTTGCAACCATGTTCATATAATATGCATAGTAGAAAGTATTATATGCTAAAAGATTAATAAGCGTTTGAGTTACAGATCCCTCAAATGCATAATCTTTTAAAACAGGTTGTTCTCTTAAGTAAGTAGTTAGATTGGACTTTATCGTGTCAAAATCTAATGATCCTAACTGCGGAGGTGTGTTTGGATAATTTGCCATTTAATTTTCCTTATACTGGAGTGTATGGATAATAAGTTAATGAATAAATTTTAGCATCTGTCGGAAGAGATCCACTTAAAAGTGTTCCTCCAAACTTAGTAAAAGGACGACCATTTATTGATACTGGTGTAGTAATAGAATCTGATTCAAATATAGTATTAAAAGAAGCTTCCGATGGATCACTATTGTAATATCTTATAAACCAATAGCCATATGCTAAACCATTAGTTTCTAAACTATTAAAATAAGAAGTTAAATCTGCTCCAAAATATTCCGAATTACTTATGTACAATGCTGGAATTGTACTAGGCCAGTTACTCATACATGTTGATGTACAATCTCCAGAGCAAGCTGAAAGGAAAAATATTCCATCTTCGCCTGGATTGCAAGTTGCACCATCTGTGTTGTAATATTCAGAAAATATACCAGTGTTCAAACCATAAGAAAGTGTTCCCTGTAAACCCTGTAATCCTGAACCGGATGATCCCTGAATACCTTGAACACCCTGTAGACCCTGTAGACCCTGTAGACCTTGAGCACCTAGAGAACCCTGAACACCCTGTAGACCTTGGGAACCTATAGTTCCCTGTAATCCTTGAGCACCTAGACTGCCTTGAATTCCTTGAATTCCAAATGATCCTTGAATACCAAAAGAGCCTTGTATTCCTTGCAATCCCTGACTTCCCTGTGTTCCTTGTGCTCCTGCCGTTATTCCTACCCCAACCCAAGCGGTAGCTGTTCCATCATATCTCCATGTATAATTTCCTATTGTGTGTGTGTCGCCGTCAAAAGCTGGATAAGGAAAACCTGCCATTATCTTGTCCTTTCTACACTTATCGTAACAGTATCTATTCTCTCAAAACTTAATATTTCATATACAATTTCTATATTTATTGTTCGAGCAGTATCTTCATCTAATTCAATTATTACATCTGTAACATTTACTCTAGGTTCATATAAATTTACTATATTTGCTATATGAACTTTATACTGTCCGGTTATACTTTCTACGACATTTTCAAATAATATGTCATAAATATAACCCGTAAAATTCAAATCAAAAGGTCTTTCACCAAATCTTGTTAAAACAATATTTTTTACAGATTCTTTTATTGAAACGGCATCTTTTTTCAAATTAATATCATTAGTAAAGAAATTTTTACTAAGAAACATTGGAAGATCTGAAAATGCGTTGTTAGTTATTCTCATATATTCTTATTTATGACATTAGATATGCCGTTTTTGCATTATTTCCAATATCTGGTGGTTTTGATAATGTATCACGATTTAATGTTATTTCTACTAGTTGAACTGTTTCTTTTATGAATTTATGAGTGATGCCTGTAATCATCCACTTACCATCTAAGTTTTTAGTCTGATTGATGTATAACTCTTCTGTCTTTGGATTTTCGTGTTTGAGGTAAATTAAATCGCCTATATTTAATCTAGGGTTATTTGCAGATATTACTATAACTATTTGCTGTGAGGTTAATTGTTGTAATAATGCCGTTCTGAATAGCGGGACATATGCGGGAGTACTCCAAAAACTGGAATATGTTCGTGTATATGCCAAATATTCACCAAATTTTTCTCCTATTTCTGGACAATTGCAACTGCATGGATTGTTTGGATCTGACCAAATACATCCAAGATACTCTTTGCCTAGATTTTCTTCAATAAGTTCGCACTCCTTTAACTTATTATAAAGATGGTAAAGTTCCAAATATGTTGGTTCTGTTTCTGTGGGTATTTGATCTTGTGCAGGACAATTGCAGTATGGATTTTCAGGAGGACAACTAGAGGAATCAACTAATCCTTCAGGATTTGCACAAGTATATTCACTACAAATATTTCCATTTGATCTTGCAAATACCACAAACTGAGCAGCAAAGTTTTGATCAAATAAATCGTAATTTACATCTTCTATGGGCGGTGTAATTATTCCGTATTCAGTCTCTCCACTCAAATCATATTTCCAAACATCAGATGTTACTAGTCCGGGTCTATAGAGTGCGTAATCTGCATTTAACCAATGAAGTATATCGTCTTTAAAGAATTGTCTAACTTCTTGTTCTAATGAATCATCTGTATGTGGATTAATGTTTTCAGCAGGATAATCTGTATCTTCATTTTTATTTTTTAATAATTTAGAATTCAATCCCTGATTGTCTAAATGTTTTACCCATTTAGAGTCTTGATTTTCTTTTCCTAAAGTATATTCCGAATCGTACTCATTATCCTGTATTTCGTTTCTTCTTGAGAAAGTAGAATCTGTTAGTATTTGAGTTCTGTAAGGTGGAGTCATTAAAGTTGGATATTGTGATTCTCTTGCATCTGCATCTTCGTTACTATAACTTTGTACTCCATAATTCATTTGTTTGGTATTAAAGAAAGTAGAAATTGCTGGTTCTAGTTTTTGATACAGGAAAAGATTTCTTGGGAAATAAAACGACCACCAAGATCTATGTGGTTTGAATTTTTTGTGGGAAGCAAGCAAATATCCAGAACCCATTGCAGTTTCGTTGTACTCACTGTCTACTTCTTTTGCATGGAAACCGGGATTTCTTTTTACACTATACTTTTCTCCTGAATAGAAATTGATGTCATAAAAATTACCATTCTTCACTTCAGGAGTCATTGATTCTATATCTGTGGTATAATATGGGAATTCAACATTAAATCCCCGTTCAGGCCATAGATCCATTCCAGAGTCAGTTAAATCCGATCTACCAAAGACAGGAGAATACTTGTTCCACCAAGAGTATTCTCTGGAAACATTTTTTCTCTCAATTTTATTCTTTTTAACTGCCACATCAAAACCATATGGGTCCATTCCGATGACTGCTACATTATTTCTTATTGTTTGTCTTCCTGTTGGACCGGGAGTGACTTGAACAAGATATGGTAAGAAATATTCAGAACCGGGATCACGAACAAACCCATTCGGGAAATCTGCTATTCTGTCTAGACCGATTGGATTAATAAATTCGATACGAACATAAGAAGCAATTTCTTCTTTCTTTATGTTTGGTGGTTTTTTATTTTCTATCTCTTCATCAAATATATTGTAAGCATAAACATAACTTAACTCATCTATTTCTTCAGGATAATAATTTAAGTGTGTTTGTGCATAACCCAAATCCGACCAAATTAATGGATTTGGAGTTTCGTTTTCTTGACCCGGTAAATTTTTTACTTCATTTTTGGTGGCAATTACATACTGTTTTTCTTTTGATTGTGATTCAGCCAATGATGTAACTCTATCGGACAACCAAGGACCATCATTAAGAGGATCAGTAGCAGTTGATCTATAGTATTTTAGTAATTTTCTTTTTGTTACAAACGCAGATTTTCCATTTCGAGTGTCGTATTTTTGATTGTAATATGGATGAATGTAAACTTCCTCTTGATCCCACCATGCAGAACCATTTACACTATAATCATTTGGATTATTGCTTTCATCATTTCCAAAATAAATATTGTATAACCACTCACCAGCACTTGCCCCGGTTATGCCCAAATTAGACTTTGCAAGTATCTCGTATCTGCTTCCCTTTATTTCTTTTCTAGTTATTTTTTTAACATTAAATAATGATAAATCTTGTTCCAGTCTAGTAGATCTACCACCAGAAACACCAGTAAAAATACTAGTCCCAAGTTCTTTTGAAACAAAGAACGCTTTTCTGTTCCACCATTCGTCATAAAGTTCTTGCCATTTTTCAACATAACTTTGCTCTATAGTTTCTTTTAAATAATTGTAAACATTTCTTTGATAGGTTATTATTTGTAATTCTTGTTCGCCAAGTCTTTTTGCTATTTCAACCAATACTGGGTTAAAGCAGTAATGATTGAAGCAATTTCCCTCATCGACGCAATCCATCAATTGATCCCATTTTTGATTGTATTCTATCTTTAATTCTTTTGGGGTAGACCAAGGATAATCTGTCCAATATTCCTTGTTTATTATCATTAGATTATTTGGATTATTTCCAATATTATCTGTATCACTTAGATAGAAAACATCTGCATAATAATTCTTGGAAGGAGAAAGCACAGAAGAGTAACGAGCAACATCTATTCCTGGACCATATAAAAATCTACCAGATGTTTCATAATTACTAAATAAACCTATATTGGTGTTTCCTTCTTTTGAATCGGTAAATTTAGAAGATTCAATTGGTGTTCCCCATTCATTGTGTAAAAGATCATAAATACTCCGATTATAAACAAATTTTCTATAACCTAACATATATTTTTCTTTAGAACAATTTTTTATAAAGTTGGGAACTTGTTTTAAATCTTGATTTTCTTTTAATACATAATTGTTTTCACCTACAGGCACTTGGTTGGGTTCGTCACCGGCCGGTATCCATTTGTGCTCTAAACCATTTTCAAAATTAGGTAAAATAAAATAATCAGGAAGATCAAAATACGGTAAAGATATTTTTGTGAAACCTGATGATAGTGGAACAGGTAATTGATAAAACGGATAACCATTATGAGTCAAACCAAATTTTGGAATAGAAGCACCTATAGTTAAAGCAGCTACAGATGTTTTTAATTGAAATTCATCATTTTCTATTCTATTCGAAACTTTAGAGCGAATAATATTTCCCCTAGAAATATAAGGAGTTGCAAAAGAAACATTTTTTGTTATAAAATTCCATTGATTATCATTTGGATTTACTATTTCATATGGTATTATTACGAGAGAACCATTTTCATCTGAAGATACTTTTGTTGAACTTAAAATAAATTCATTTATCTTATGATTTGTTCCAATCGGCCACTGCCAATATGTGTTATTTTTATTTGGATACTCTGGTTCTACAGAATCCTCTTGATTTTGCCAATCTGAAGTTTTAATTAAATCTTGATATGAATCTACTTCTATTTCTTCATACCAAGAATTTAAACTACCAATATATCCTTCAGCATTAGTAACAAAACTCTGTATTTCTTCGATTTTTTTATCCAAGAAATCAATCATCTCGTCGTATAATTTGAGACTGTCTCCAATTGCATATTTTATATAATTTGGAATTTCTCTTTTTAAATTATAAAATTCACCAATAGTTTGATTATATGGTTCTTTAGTCAAATCATAAGAGAAAGTCAACCCATTTTCATAACTCATTCCCCTTATATCATAATTAATTGCATCTGTAAAAGAACCAGCAGCAACTACTCTATACTCTTGTTGCATATCTGCAAAAATACCAGTTGCACCGTAAAGAATATTATAAGTGATTCCGCTTGTAAGACCTTTTAACTCTTCCAGTAGTTTATAGTCTGCTGTTCCACCAAAACTAGCATTACCCATGCAACATACAGCGCATCTATAGACTTCCCACATTCTTTTTATATTCTTTTTTCTTGCAAACTCTTGTCTTGCTTCTATTAGTGGAAGCCTTATCTTGTGATAAATATCATAAAATTTAGAAATATCTAAAGATGTTATATTAAAATTTGGTTGATAAGTAATATTCGACCAACGAGAATCTGCTGTTCTTCCTAAGTAGTTCCACCATATTGTTGCGGAGTTTTCGGGTTTGACTCCGAAACCTCTATCCGCAGAATGTTGTGACCATTCATTGAAAGGTCTATGATATTTTTCAGATCCATAAAAAGAGAAAACTATATCTTCTTGTTTATAAATTGGTTTATATATTTTATTTTCATTCGTTACTGTAGAAAAAGTATCAGAAACTAATTTATAGTCCTCTATATGTAAAACTTTGTTAAAGTCACGGTGATAATCATAGTCAATATATTGATATGTCATTCCCCTAGCATCATCTAAGAAATCAGAGTAGGGATTGGTGTAATCTGGTTCTACCCTTTTGTAATAACCAAAAAGAGCAGAACTTTGCATCAGCTGCATCACATTGTATTGTTCGTCCACTCGAACAGATCTTACTTTTCTTTCTTCTTTTAAATCATCAGTATTTAAAATGTATACTGGTAATTCACTTTCTGGTTTTTCTTTTTGTTCTTTTAATATTTTTTCTATTGATTTAAAGTGCCATCCATTTAAATCTCTCCAGCAAAAGAAATTGACTGCATAGGGATTCTCTGTTGATACTGCGTGGTTGGATAAAAAATTTAATAATTGAACTATGTTTAATTGTTTTCGATCAAAACCAGTAGGTAAAGAAATTTCTTCTGCTCGCAACCAAATTCCATTTTTTGTTTCTTCTATTTCATAAATTGGATAATTAAATTTTTGAAATATTTCATTTATCAATCCTTTAATTCTACTGGTAGAATCTGGTTTGACTGAAATAAATCCAATAAAATCTTTATTAGATTTTAAAATATTTTCAGTAAAAGCAGTATTTAAAACTTCTTCACTTATAAATTCTAATCTATAAAGAACCGCTTTTTCAATTTGATTTACTCTTGGTGATTTTACAAAGTCATTAATTGGTTTTGCTTCATATATTTTAAATCGATATTCTAAATTATTATCTTTAGTAAATTTTATTATTATATCTTCAAAACCACTTAAGTTTACTTCTCCTGTCCAATCTCCCTTATCATAAAGTTCAATATATCCATTTATAAATGGATTAAACATGCTTTGATTTATTTTTAATTCTATTAAAACATTATTTCCTGCGCCAGCATTTTGTTGCGAAAACAATTGATACGAAACAACAGTTCCATCTTTTAATTTTTTTTCTATTCTAACATTTGATAGAAAAGATGGTGTTGGTGTACCGGATTGTAATTCTTCAGAATTTAAAACTGTATTTTCTTGTGCCATAATTAGTAACTCAAATTAATTTCAAATACTCTACCTGAACTATTTATTGCTTGCTCAAATAATCCAAAAGTAGGAGAAAGGAATCCCGGTTTGAGTGCTTTAATTTGATACTTTTTACTATTTTCTTCCAACTCAACATCATATTTTGTTTTTATTTGAAGAATTGTAGGAATACCCTTTATATTTTCAGCAGAGTAACAGTATAGTGCTGTTCCATAAAAATTATCAGAGTCAGTTAAATACCCACCATCAATAGAGATTTTACTTGCGTTTGTTTTTGAATAATATTGAGTTACAGAACCATTTGCATTTACAGGATTTAATTTTATATAAGGTGAAATTACTTTTCCATCTGCCAAAAAATATTCTATTGCATTTTTTTCCTCATCTGCTCTTAATATTTTAAAAACACTAAATTTTGTTTCCGCTACAGAAGCGGTTGGAAATTCAATACCAAAATCAAGTAATTTTAATATGTCAGTAGAGTCTTTTCTTGCTACAGCAAAAATATCGCCCTCACTAAAAGTAATGCCAGCACCACCAACACAAGTCAAATATCTAAATTCAATATTCCAATCCTTAACTATAGCATATGTTGTATTATCTGCTGTCAAGGTACAACCAGAATAATTTTCTTCTTCTGCTCCAGAACAAGATCCAGTAATTTGTAATTTTATTATGACATCGCCAATTTCTATTGGTGGTTGTTTAAAAATATAATATGAAATTCCATTATATTTTTTATCTAAAGAGTTTAAAAAGGATGTCCATTCTACTGGCCAATCTGTATGGGGATTGACTAAATTATTTGATGCAAATAAAATCCAAGAATAGGCACTATTGTTGTAAAAATTAAAAGAAGCAACCTCTGGACTTGCTCCAATTGTTAATTGATGTGTATCAAAAACTGTTTCGTTGTTTAAAGTATTTTGACTAAAAACTGCTTTTTTAAACATGTCAACCATTTCAAAACTTTTATTGTTTTGAAAAGAATATTGAATTTTTGGAAAGTTACTAAAATATGTCATGATTATACCATTCTAGATATTCCGGTTGCAACAGCGTTACCGATTGTTGTCGTTGCTCCCCCACCCGTCCAAAAAGCAGTAGATCGGTTTACAATTGTTGAACTCTGTGGTAAAGAAGATCTCATTGCAGGTTCTAATTCCACAAAAGTCATATTTGCAGTTAATGCTATTGGTTTCAATTTACCAGCAGTATCCGCCACACCATATGAATCTTTTAAACCAGCTCTATTTACTGTTATTTTTTCCAATAAAGATAATTGTGGTTGACCCGACCATGCTGGATCTATATTTGGACCATTACCTGGTCCTATTCCAAATCTCCATAATGGTGGGTGACAGACAAATTTTGAAAAAGGCGTTAGTCTTGCTTGTGGTAATGCAAATGCTTCAAATATTTCACATATTTCAGATGCCAATTCCGCATCACTTGCATTTCTTGCAATAAATATTAATTTAATATTAAAAATTCTTTTTGCCACACCTTTAAACTTGGTATCGGACATATCCATATCAATTTTAGCACCGATACCTAGAGCCTCAGTAACAGTTGAGGCAATGTCAGGCAATTCTAACGGTGAAGGCACACCAACCGTATTAGCAATACCATTTATTGAGTCTATTGCCATTCCAATTAAACCATCTGTAGGATCTGCTGCTGTTTGGTTAATTAAATTTCCTTTGTCATTTACTATTGCTGTATCATATTGCACTCT